GCTGGCCGGCGCCGTGCTGCCGGTGCTCAACGACACCATCGACGTGGTGCGGCAGCTCGACTTCCGCCGCGCCTTCAGCAACATCTTTCCCGGCCGCATCCTGCAGGATCTCAACGCGCAGGTCGAGCAGGCCGCCGCCAAGCAGAAGCAGCTGCGCGAGGCGCTCAAGCTTGGCGAGGGGGCCTACAGCAACGAGGGCCGCGCCGCGCTCCAGAGTGCGCAGGCGGTATTGCAAAACGCCCGCGCCAAGGATGTTTCAACCAAGGCCACCGTTAAGCAGGTCGACGCGCAACTTCAACTGCTGACCGAGTATGCGAACAACGTCGCCATCCTGCGTGACGCGCAGCGCCTCCAGCGCGAAATCGACCAGGCCGTCGCTAAGCGACTCGCCAACCTCACCGGCCCCAGCGCAGCCGAGCAGCAGGCGCGCGACCTGCAACTGATTGATGATGCGCTAATTGAGGGCACGATCAGCCTGCAGGAATATGATGCTGCGTACACCCGCATCTTCGGCCTCAACAGCGAGGTCAGTCAGGGTATCGAAAAGCAGAAAGACGGCCTTGAAGGCCTGGCCCTGACATTTGCCAGCAGCGTCGGCGCGTTCATCGAGCGTGGCGGCAGTGTGCGCAGCTTCTTCGAGGCGTTGCTGCAAGACCTCCTAAAGCTAACCACGCAGCTTCTGATCGTTAAGCCACTGGCTGAGGCCTTGAAAGCTGCTTTCAGTGGTGGTGGCGGCGGCGTCGGTGGCAGCATCAGCAGTTTGTTCGCCGGCTTCTTCGCCGACGGCGGCTTCATTCCGCCCGGCCGCTTCGGCGTCGTGGGTGAGCGCGGTCCCGAGCTGGCCTTCGGTGGGCGCAGCGGCCAGACCATCAGCCCGATGGGCGGCCCCACCATCAACATCAACCTGCCGCCCGGCAGCAACGTTACCCGGCAGACGGCCAACCAGATCGCCGGTGCCGTGTCGCGCCAGCTCGCTATAGCCAACCGCCGCAACGGGTAGCCGAATGAGTTTCATGGAAAGCCCGCGCTTCCCGGAGCGCATCAGCGTACAGGCCAGCGGTGGGCCGGGGTACAGCACCGATATCGTCACCGTGCGCGCCGGGTTCGAGAGCCGTAACATCAACTGGTCTCAGTCCCGCGCGAGATTCGACCTGTCGCATGCGCCCCGCACCGAGGCGCAGAAGGACGAGCTGCTCGCCTTTTTCCGCATGGCGCGCGGTGCCGCCTACGGCTTCCGCTACAAAGACTGGGCGGATTTTCGCGTGACGCAGAGCAACGGCGTAATGCGTGGTCTCGTCGGCACGGTGGAGCAGGGCACGGCCGGGCAGGGCTTCGGCGTTGCAACCTATCAACTGTTCAAACGGTACGGCACCGGCTCTTTCGCTGAAGATCGCCGCATTCGCAAACCGGTGTCAAACACGGTGGCGGTCTTGCGCAACGGTGCCCCGGTCACGTTTGGCACGCTCGCCGGGCAGGCGACACTAGACAACACAACCGGCGTGCTCACGTTTGTCGCTGACCAGACACGCACCATCAGCAGCCACATCGTTGGCGCTACACACCAGCTCACACTAGCCAGCGCGTTTTCGCCCAATTTGGTCTCGGGCGGCCGCGTGTGGGTGACCGGCGTTACCGGCACCGCGGCCGCCGTGCTCAACAATCGCAGCCACGCGGTCACTGGCGTAGGCGGCGCCGTCGTTATTTTGGGCACTGCCACGAGCGGCCTTACAGCCACTGGCGGCGAGGCCAGATTTTTTCCGCAGCCGACCGAAACGCTGACGTGGTCTGGCGAGTTTGACGTGCCGGTGCGCTTTGAGTCCGACGAGGCTCGCATCCAGATTATCGACCGCACGCAATCCGAGCTGCTGTACGCGTGGCAGACGCAGCTCGTCGAGGTGCGCGTATGAAGACCCTGTCCACTGGTCTGCAAGAACATCTCGCGCAAGAAGTCACGACCCTGCGCACGCTGGTAAGAGTCACGCGCCGCGATGCGCAGGTGTTCGGCTTTACGGATTCGGACGACGATATCGAGTATCAGTCGGTCCTATACCGCGCGCGCAGCGGCGCCAGCGGATCTGCCGTCGTATCGGGCGCCGACCTGTCAACGGACAATCTTGAGGTGCTGGGCCTGCTGTCTGGCAGCGACATCACCGAAGCGGACCTAGAGGCTGGCGTTTGGGACGCTGCGCAGGTGACGGTGTCGCAGGTCAACTTGGCGAACCTGTCGCAGGGCGAACTAATGCTGCGCGTCGGCCAATTTGGTGAGGTCGAGCGCGCCAACGGCACCTGGCGAGTCGAGGTTCGCGGCCTTACAAACACGCTGCAGCGGACCATCACTCGCACCTACCTTCCGACCTGCGATGCAGACCTGGGTGATGCGCGCTGCGGCGTCAACCTGACCTCGCGCACCCAGAGCAACACCGTCGCGACTGTGCTTAGCGCGCGGCAGTTTGTAAGCCCAACCCTGCCCGGCGCTGCCGGTGTGTACGCTGGCGGCCGCCTGACCTGGACCAGCGGCGGCAACGCGGGCCGGCAAATGGAGGTGCTCAACAACGACGGGGCGGGCGGTGTTCAGCTCGTTCTCGACATGCCAACCCTCATTGCCGTGGCTGACCAGTTCACCATCGTCGAGGGCTGCAACAAGACGACTAACCATTGCGCCAACAAGTTTGGCAATGTCGTCAATTTCCGTGGATTCCCACACGTGCCCGGCGTTGATAAGACGTTGCGCTACGGGGGCAGTTGATGAGCGTGACCTCGCAACAGGTTGTGGATGCCGCTCGCGGCTGGCTGGGCACGCGCTGGCAGCATCAGGCCAGCGTCAAGGGCGTGGCCTGCGACTGCGTGGGCCTAGTGGCCGGTGTGGCGCGCGAGCTGGGACTGCTGCACGCCGACCTGCCGCCCTACGAGCGCACTGCCGACGGGGCCACGCTCACCCGGCTGTGCGCGCAGCACATGCGTAGCGTGCCGCTGCCCAGCCTGCAGCCGGGCCACGTGGTCGTGCTGCGCTTCGAAGCCTACCCCACGCATCTCGCAGTAGTGGGTGACTACGCCCACGGCGGCCTGTCCCTCATTCACGCCAGCGCGCCCGCGCGTCGCGTTATCGAGCACCGGCTCGACGACGTGTGGTGGGTGCGACTGGTCAATGGGTTCGCGCTGCCGGGCGTGGAGTACGTATGAGCGACACCGCGGCGCGAAGCGGCCTCACGTTGATCGGTCAGGCTGCCGGGTCGTTTATCGGCGGGCCAATCGGCGCTGCCGTCGGCGGCACTATCGGTAACGCGGTAGGCTGGTGGCTCTTCCCCGAGCAGATCACCGCCGAGGGGCCGCGCCTGTCCGAGCTGACGGTGCAGGCGAGCACCTACGGCGTGACCTTCCCGGTCGTGTACGGACAATGGAGATTGACCGGCAACATCATCTGGGCCGCGGACATCCGAGAGACGCGCCAAGAGCGCGACGCAGGCGGCAAGGGCGGCCCGCAGCAGACGCAGGTCTCCTACACCTACGATGCGAGTTTCGCGGTGGGCCTGTGCGAGGGTCCAATCGCGGGCGTGCTGCGCATCTGGGCCGACTCGCGCCTGGTATATGACGTCAGCGCCACCGCAGACGCCGAGGCGGTGGCCGCCAGCATCAACGTGGGCGACGTGATCACCGTCTACACCGGCACGCAAACGCAAATGCCGGACCCAACCATTGAGGCTGCGCTCGGCGTGGGCAACGTGCCAGCCTATCGCGGCCTGGCCTACGTCGTGTTCCGAGACCTTGCCCTCGGTGACTACGGCAACCGGATCCCCAACCTGTCTTTCGAGGTCATTGAGAACGGCGACCTGGAGCCCGGCTTCAAGGTGCTGGACGTGGCCGCGCCCAACGAGCCGCTTTACCGACTTAACGCCGCGCCAACCCGACAAGACCCCATTATCAGCACCTTTGGCGGCGGCATCATCCGCACGCTGAGTTCGGGAAATATGGGGCAGACCCGGCTGTACGAGGTGACCGGCGCTTACATCGGCGCCACCTCAGCTTCCTACGGCGAGTCCAACCTGCCGCCGTTTGACGCGCTCAATTTTTACTACGGCGGCTGGCAACTGGGCGAGTCCGGTTACACGTTGTACAACTGGACCCAGCCGCTACCACTCGGACGAGTGCTGCGCGTTGACAACGTAAGCGAGTCAATCCAAAGCCTTGAAATCGGTACGCCGATTCAAGGCCTGGAGTTGGCCGGTCTCGTCGCGTGCGTTGACTGTCTGCACTACGTGGTTCTCACTACGTCAGCTTTCCCGACGCCGACCAACTGGTACTTGTTCCGATGGAACGGCGTGGGGCCGGAGCTGGTGCGCA